AGTAGTGTACTCCTACCTATAAAACTTACAAATTCTTTATCATACAACACAGTTAAGATGGAGCAAACTGAATACCAACAATTCCTAGCTAGAATCAATTCAGCTAAGGATGCATGTGTTGCAAAGGACATAGATGTAGATCTACTGATGTCTAGACATGATTACTTTGGCCGTGAGTTATGCAAATCCTTGAACATAGAGTATCGGAATGATGTGCCTTTTATAGATATAATATTAGATATTAGGCCAGATATAGACCCATTATCGTTGGATATACCGCATATAACACCTGATAATTATCTATATATAAATAATATTCTATATATTATTGATTATAAAGTATCTGTATCCAATGAGAGTAGCATCATTACAAATACTAAATATTTTGAATTAACAAGAGATATTTCAGATAAGCTTAACATACCTATAGAAATAGTTATCATTAGAATAGATCCTATAAGTAGAGAATTATATATTAGTTCTGATAGATTCAAAGACTTATTCCCTACATTAGTTGTAGATATAAATTTTAACCAATTTTTTGATTTAAAGCAATTGTTATATGAAAAATTCGGTGAGGATGAGGAGTTTTTACTGAAAGTAGCTCACGGTGACTTCACACTAACAGCACCTTGGTGCAAAACAGGTTGCCCATTGGTTTGGCAGCATCCTGTCTATAAAGAATTCAAAATGAGTATGCCCATACCAGAGAGAAGATTATTTGAGGAATCTATGAAATTCAATGCATATGAAGCAGAAAGATGGAATACAAACTTAATTAAGATAAGAGAGTATACAAAGCAAAAATATTCAACCTTTGTTACAAAATCAGCAAAACATGTCTTTTTAGCAACCGGTGACTTCAAGCAGCCTAACAAAAATGAGATAAATGAGGGATGGAATCTAATGGTAGAACGTATACAGGATCAGAGAGAAGTGTCTAGATCTATACATGATCAAAAACCGAGTATCCATTTTATATGGGGTTCAAATAATCCTAATAATAGTAATAATGCAACTTTCAAGTTAATTTTATTGTCCAAATCGTTACAATCTATAAAAGGTTCTTCTACTTACACAGATGCTTTTAGGTCATTGGGGAAAATGATGGATATAGGTGATAAACTTTCTGAATATGAATCACATTGCGAACAATTAAAAATGCAAACACGCTTATCCTGGAAACAAGTTATGAATAAGAAACTTGAACCTAAAAAGATAAATAGTGCATTAGTATTATGGGAGCAGCAATTCATGATAAATTCTGAAATGATCAATAAATCAGATAAATTAAAACTCTTTAGAGACTTTTGCGGGATAGGGAAGCATAAGCAATTTAAGAATAAAATGCTTGATGACATTGATACATCAAAACCCAAGATACTAGACTTCAATGATGAAGCAATATATATGGCTAGTTTAACTATGATGGAGCAAACTAAGATTCTCTTATCCGAAAATAGCAATCTAAAACCTAATAACTTTATATTAGACGAATTCGGTCAAAGAATAAAAGATTGCAATAAAGACACATTTGAGATAATGTTAGCAATTTTTGAAACAAAGTTCTGGCAATGTATTTCAGACTTCTCAACATTAATGAAGAATATACTATCTGTGTCTCAATATAATAGACATAACACATTCAGAATAGCTATGTGTGCAAATAACAATATGTTTGCACTAGTGTATCCATCTGCGGATATTAAAACAAAAAAAGCTACTGTCGTTTATAGTATCATAGTTTTACATACACAAGAATCTAATGTCTTTAATCCAGGCTGTTTACATGGTACATTCAAATGTAACAACGGATTTATCTCCATATCTAAAGCAATTAGGTTAGATAAAGAAAGATGTCAGAGAATTGTTGCATCGCCAGGGTTATTTTTGACAACTTGCTTGCTTTTTAAACATGAAAATCCAACAATAAGATTAGATGACATTATGACATTTTCTATATATACTAGTTTGTCAATCACTAAAAGTGTCTTATCATTAACAGAGCCAGCTAGATACATGATCATGAATTCATTGGCTATATCTAGTAATGTAAAGGATTATATTTCAGAAAAATTCTCCCCATATACTAAAACACTCTTTAGTGTTTACATGACACGACTAATTAAAAATGCATGCTTTGATGCTTACAATCAAAGACAAAAAGTACAATTAAGAGATATATATCTTTCAGATTATGATATCACTCAAAAAGGTATAAAAGACAATAGAGAGTTAACAAGCATTTGGTTCCCTGGCAGTGTTACTTTAAAAGAATACTTAACACAAATATACTTACCGTTTTATTTCAATGCAAAGGGTCTTCATGAGAAACACCATGTTATGATTGATCTTGCAAAGACTATTCTAGAAATAGAAAAAGACCAAAGGGAAAACATTACAAAAATATGGTCGGAAGATTGCACAAAACAAACAGTCAACTTGCAAATACTTATCCACTCTTTATGCAAAAATTTACTATCTGATACGTCACGACACAACCACCTTAGAAACAGGATTGAAAATAGGAATAATTTCCGGAGGTCTATCACTACTATATCCACATTTACTAGTTCTAAGTCATGTATCAAAATTGGAGATTTCCAAAAGGAGAAAGAAACTCAATATTCAAAGCAAAAGAAGACTATAGAAATGGAAAGTAGAAAGAGACGTTTAGCCAACCCTTTGTTTGTAACTGATGAAGAGATAAACTTAGAGGTGGGCCATTGTAATTATTCCATGCTAAGAGATGCTATGCCAGAATATAAAGATTACATGTCAACAAAAGTGTTTGATCGACTGTATGAACTATTGGATACAAATGTTTTAGATGATAAACCAACAATAGAACTCATAATGGATATGATGGCTGAGCACGATAAATTTTATTTTACGTTTTTCAATAAAGGTCAGAAAACCTCTAAAGATCGAGAGATATTTGTTGGTGAATATGAAGCAAAGATGTGCATGTATGCTGTTGAACGAATAGCAAAGGAACGATGCAAATTGAACCCTGATGAGATGATATCTGAACCTGGAGATGGGAAATTAAAGGTTCTAGAACAAAAATCAGAGCAAGAGATCAGGTTCTTAGTTGAAACCACTAGACAAAAAAATAGGGAAATTGATGAGGCAATTGAAGCATTAGCTGCTGAAAATTTCCAAGAAAATATAGGTAAAATAGAAAAGATATCCAAGGGGAAAGCTAGAGGATTGAAGATGGAAATTAATGCTGACATGTCGAAATGGAGTGCACAAGATGTCTTTTATAAATATTTTTGGTTGATTGCTTTAGATCCTATACTATATCCTCAAGAAAAAGAAAGAATACTTTTCTTCTTATGTAATTATATGCAAAAAGAATTGATACTACCCGATGACTTAATTTATAATCTACTTGACCAAAAAATTTCATACAAGGAAGATATCATATCAGCTATGACAAATCAACTCCACACCAATTCGATACAGATAAAGAGGAATTGGCTACAGGGGAATTTCAACTATACAAGCAGTTATGTACACAGCTGTGCTATGTCAGTTTATAAAGATATATTAAAGGAAGCTATGTCTTACTTAGAAGGTTCCATATTAGTGAATTCATTGGTACATTCAGATGACAACCAAACTTCAGTTACAATAGTTCAAGATAAATTGCCTGATGAAGTTCTCATAGAATTTTGCATCAAAGAGTTTGAAATGATCTGCTTAACTTTTGGTTGCCAAGCAAATATGAAGAAAACATATGTGACAAATTGTATAAAAGAATTTGTTTCATTATTTAATCTGTATGGAGAACCCTTTTCAATTTATGGGAGATTCTTGCTAACATCTGTAGGGGACTGTGCATATATAGGACCATATGAGGATCTTGCCAGTAGGATATCTTCTGCCCAGACAGCAATTAAGCATGGTTGTCCCCCGAGTTTAGCTTGGGTTTCAATCGCAATTAGCCATTGGATGACAGCATTGACGTACAATATGCTACCAGGGCAAAACAACGATCCATTAGATTATTTTCCTGCAGATACCCGAAAAGATATACCAATAGAATTAAATGGTGTTATAGATGCCCCCTTGTCCATGATTAGCACTGTTGGACTGGAAGCAGGCAATCTCTTCTTCTTAATCAAATTGCTGAACAAGTACACTCCCGTCATGCAAAAGAGAGAATCTGTAGTCAATCAAATAACTGAAATACATAGCTGGGATTTAAATAAATTAGATGATAATGAGATATTTAGACTAAAAATCCTAAGATATTTAGTATTGGATGCAGAGATGGATCCAAGTGATATCATGGGCGAAACCAGTGATATGAGAGGTAGATCCATACTAACTCCAAGAAAGTTTACTACTGCTGGAAGTCTAAGGAAGTTATACTCATTTAGTAAATATCAGGACAAACTCTCTGCTCCTGGTGGTATGAATGACCTATTTGCTTATTTATTACAGAAACCTGAATTATTAGTAACAAAAGGAGAAGACAAAAAAGATTATATGGAATCAGTAATATTCAGATACAATTCAAAAAGATTTAAAGAAAGTCTCTCTATACAAAATCCAGCACAATTATTCATAGAACAGATATTGTTCTCGCATAAGCCAGTTATAGACTTTTCTGGGATTAGAGATAAATATATCAATTTGCATGACAGTAGGGTGTTGGAAAGAGAGCCAGATATAATAGGCAAAGTAACTTTTACAGATGCATATAGGATCCTAATGAAAGACCTAAATACATTACCTTTAACCAATGAGGATTTACAGGTTATTTATTCATACATAATCTTGAATGATCCACTCATGATAACAATTGCAAATACACACATCTTATCGATATATGGTAGCCCACAGAAGAGAACAGGGATGTCTTGTTCTACTATGCCAGAGTTTAGGAACTTAAAACTCATACACCACTCTCCAGCATTGGTGTTGAGGGCATTTAGCAAGGGTACACCAGATGTACAAGGGGCTGACCCTACAGAGATGGCAAGGGACCTTGTACACTTAAAAGAATTTATCAACAATACTAACTTGGAAGAAAAAATGAAAGCCAGAATACAGCAAAATGAGTTAGAAAAGGGATCTAGAGATGTAATATTTGAATTGAAGGAAATGACTCGATTTTACCAGGTATGCTATGAATATATTAAGTCTACAGAACATAAAATTAAGGTATTTATATTGCCAGCAAAAGCATATACAACAACCGATTTTTGTTCATTAATGCAAGGAAATTTAATAAAAGATAGGGAATGGTATACAGTTCACTATCTAAAGCAGATTTTATCTGGCGGGCATAAAGCCATCATGCAACATAGTGCCACAAGCGAGCAAAATATAGCTTTTGAATGCTTCAGGTTGATCACGCATTTTGGAGACTCATTTATAGAAGCTAGTTCCAGAGCAGCATTTTTGCAGCTAATTATAGATGGATTCAGTTATAAAGATGTCAGAGTGAATAAGCTTTATGAAATCATAAAGAATGGACACAATAGAACAGATTTCATACCGTTACTTTTTAGAACTGGTGATCTAACACAGTATGATCTTGATAAATATGATGCAATGAAAAGTCAAGAGCGGGTTACATGGAATGATTGGCAAACCTCAAGGCATCTTGATATGGGAGCTATAAACTTAACAATTAGTGGTTATAATCGATCAATAACAATAATTGGAGAAGATAACAAATTAACATATTCAGAATTAAATATCACTCGGAAGACACCAGAAAATATTTCTATTAGTGGGAGAAAGTTATTGAGTTCAAGACACGGATTAAAATTCGAAAATATGACTAAGGTAACAACATACCCAGGAAATTATTACATAACTTACAGGAAAAAAGATAGACACCAATATGTCTACCAAATACACACACATGAATCTATAATTAGAAGAAATGAAGAACATTTGGCTATTAAGACCAGAATTTTTAATGAGATTGTTCCTGTATGTCTAGTTAATATAGCAGAAGTGGACGGAGATCAACGAATTCTCATTAGGTCTTTAGATTACTTAAATAATGATGTCTTCTCATTAGCTAGAATAAAAGTAGGCTTAGATGAGTATGCTGTGATAAAAAAAGCACACTTCAGCAAGATGGTTTCTTTTGATGGCCCACCTATAAAAACAGGATTAATCAATCTAACTGAATTAATGAAGTCTCAGGACCTATTGAATTTGAATTATGATAATATTAGAAATAGCAATTTAATCTCCTTTTCAAAAATAATATGCTGTGAGGGATCAGATAATATTGATGATGGTCTTGAATTCTTGTCAGATGATCCTATGGCTTTTACAGAGGGTGAAACAATACATTCAACACCAATATTCAATATATATTATTCAAAAAAAGGTGAAAAGCATATGACATATAGAAATGCTATAAAGTTATTGATTGAAAGGGAAACTGCCAACTTTGAAGAGGCTTTCACATTTTACAATGACGGTTTTTTGTCACCAGAAAATCTGGGATGCCTAGAGGCAATAGTTTCTTTAATTAGAGTGTTGAAGACCAATGAATGGTCCAGTGTAATTGATAAATGTATTCACATTTGCTTAATAAAAAATAATATGGACTACGTCTATCATAGATTTGATATTCCTACCTGTTTTTACGACAATCCAATATCTAGAAACATTAATTGGATGATGTATAGAGATTTCATGGCTACACTTCCTAAAACATATATTGCTCCATGGAATATAATGTTAGAGCATTTTAGAACAAAATGCTCCACATTAATTATGGACAAAATGGAAGTCCACAGGAATTTTTCTGAGTTTGCTAAGCTAATGCGTCGATCTGAAGGACGCACCAATCTTGACTTTGATTAATCAGGCAGAAATATATTAAACTAGAATATATATACAAATAATTGGCTATCTCCAAATTTCAAAAAAGCTGCAAAATATAGTATACATTTATAGGTAGGAGCACACTACT